GAAGGCGGCGTCGGCGCGGGCGGCCTGGCGCCCGGCGCGTTCGATGGCGCCCCACCCCGCGACGGCGGCCAGCACGGCGCCGATCGCCAGCCAGCGCGTGATGGGGGACAGCAGCAGCGCGGGCATCACGCACGCCCCGCCATCAACCGCGCCAGCGCGGCCTCGCACATTGTGCGCAGCGTCTCGGGTGCGGTGCCCAGCCTCGCCAGCGCGCGCGGCAGGTTCGCCTCGCAGTAGGCCATCATCTCGTCGACCGCCCGGTCCTGCGCCTGGCCGCCTTCCACCGCACGCATCGCCGCCTCGGCCGCGTTCGCCACCGCGAAGCGCAGGCGCGTCGCGTCCGATCCGTCGATCCACACGCGCAGCGCGGTCAGCAGCAGCGGCAGCCGCGCCAGCGCCAGCCCGGCCAGCGCCGTGACAGCGCCAGCCGCAGCCGTCACCGCCGCCTGCATGACGGGGGACAGGTCCATGATGGATCTCCGATGGAATCGCCCGGCGCGTGGCCGGGCAGGGTCAGATGGCGCGGGCGATCGCCACGGCCGCGGTCGCGACCACCACCGCCAGCGCCGGCCAGGCGAAGTCCCGCAGCGCGCGCGGCTTCCACCACCAGGGCGGGATGCGGTTGCTGCCGTAGTGTTCCTCGGTCTGCCGGCGCTCTCGGCCCGCGTAGAACCCCAGGGCGAACGCCAGGCCCACCGTCGCCGCCAGGACACCGCCGGTCAGCAGCGCGGCCACGGCATCGATGCGCAGCGCAAAGGCCAGTGGCAGCGCCACCAGCGCCTGCATCAGCAGCGCCAGGGCTGCGTGGGCGAGGCCGGGGGTCATGGCGTCGCCCTCGTGCGGCGTTCCTGGTCGATCAGCGCCTCGACCCGCCCTAGCGACCGCTGAATGCCAGACAGGTCCGCCCGCATACCTGCCACCAACTCGCGCGTGCCGGCCGTCTCGCGGTCGTCGCGCTCGCGCGCCGCCTCAAGCCGCAGCAGCCGGTCATGCGCGCGGTCGTTCGCCGCCTCCAGCCGGAAGCCCCAGGCCAGCAGCGCGATGATCATGGCGGCGGCCGTCAGCACATTCCCGGCCGTCACCGTCCCATCCCAGCGCAGAACCTTGCGCGCATGCGCGTCCTCTGGCGTCTCGCTCATGCCTGCCCCCCCCCTCAATTCACGACGATCAGAGGCCACCGCGTGAACGGCCCCAGACTACCCACGATGGCGAACGACCCCGCCGACACATCGTCCAGCGTCTCGCCCAGCACGCCGACAACATTCAGCTGCACCACCGACGCCAGGGTCACGCCATCAAGGGCGATCTCCGCATCAACGACGATGTTGCCCGTCACCTGCACCGACGATGCCAGCGCGGTATCGTCCAGGGTGACCGCGAGCTCAGCCGCGGCCGTGAGGTTCGTCAGCGCGTCGAGGGTCGCGCCATCCAATGTCTCGGCCAAATTGCCGGTCGGTGGCCCGGCGATCTCGACCGAGTGCAGCACCAGGATGTGGCCGTAGGGAATATCGAGCGTCCCAGAGCCGTTCCGCGTGAACGACAGCTCGAGATCATTTAGCCTGGATTGCGTCCAGTCGCCGCCCGAGTTCGGCCCCGCGATGTATTCCCGCGCGAAGGCATTGATGCCGGTGAAGGTTGAGCCGACATGGTCATAGGACGGCTCGTGCAGCGTGCTGAACCCGGAACCCGACGCTGGCCGCCAATAGACCCAGAGGCCGAAGACTTCCTCCGGCTCAATCGTCATGTTGGCGAGCACCACCCGGATGCTGCCATTCGTATTGGATTGCGTGCTGGTCGTGGTGTCGTCCAGCTTCTCCCAGTAGGGCGCCGACCCACTCCATCCCGATGCGCCGACATCAAGCACAGGCGCCAGGCGCTGGATCACCTTCCGGGTTCCATCCCAGCTGTACGAAGCCGTGTTCCACGCGAGCACGTTGCCCATCGTGGTCTGCCCGGCGCCCGTGCTGGTGGGCGCGTAGAATATCTGCCGGTTGAAGGTGTTCGCGTTGTTGCCGGTGTTGACGCCCGACAGATTCAGCACCTGCGTGCCGTCCAGCCACGCCTTGACGGTGCCCACCGTGGCAGACCGCGTCACCTCGATCGCGACGTGGAAGGGCTGCGTCGGGTCCGCCGGGCCGGAGAACGTCGCCCCGGCGACGTCGGTTTCGCTGCCCGTGTTGACGTAGGCGACCTTGAAGGTGTTCGTGCTGGGCTGGTAGCGGAACCACAGCGAAGGCGCCGCAGCGTTCAGGAACGCGCGATAGATCGGCCGCCATGTCGTGTCGCCGGACGGCATGTCCAGCGTGAGCATCGCAGCGAAGCCCATGCCATTGCGCGCAGTGATGATGTTGCGCTGAATGGAATGATCGGTCGCGACACTGGTGTCCTGCGACAGCGCCCAGCCGAACCCCGAAGGGCACGGCACAATATCGGCGCCGCCGCCCGTGACCGACACCCATTCCGGTGAACCGATCGTGTTCGCGTTGCGCGCGATCGAGAAGTCTTCGGCGACCTCGATGGTAACGGCGGCCACGGCAGCAGGCCCTGCGCTATGCGTTGCCGGCGGTCAGCGTGAACGACGCCACCGTCACCGGTTCGGTGGCGACCACGGCGAGCGTCGAGAGCTTCATCGGCCCGCCGCCGCCCGTGTCGGTGCATTCGCCCTGGATGTGGCAGGTCGAGATGGTGCTGTCGTAGATGCGGAAGTAGCCCGCCGTGCCGCTGGCATTGGCGCTCAGGTCCGACCAGGTGCCGTCCTTCGCCTTGACCCCCGATGCCGCGGCGAGCATCCAGTCGGACGGCAGGCTCATTTCTGCCAGGACGGTGCCGGTCTGAGCCGCCGCGCAATTCGCCGGCTTCGCCCCGGACAGGATGCGCAAGACCGGACCCGTGCCGATCTCGATCTCGATGGCGTCGAGCATATCGTTGCGGACGGCCGTGGAGAATTGCAGCGTCATGGTCAGCTCCTGATCAGCAGCATGCGGAAGAAGATGTTCGACAGCGTGGCGTCGACCGAGGACGGCGCGCGCAGGTCGATGTAATCGCCTGCGGCGAAGGACTGCGCCGCGTTGCTGGTGGTGGCATAGGTCGGCACGGTGGCCGCCGCAGCGAAGGTGACGGTGCCGACCGTCGTGCCGTTCTTGCGCACGTCGAAGACGCTGGTGCCTGTCGCCGCGATGTCCGCGCCCACGTCCCACCCCATGAGGTCGGGCAGAAGCACGGTCGGCTCCTGCACCTTGAACCGCGCCAGGAGCTCACTCGACGAAGGCGCGCCGCGGACCCACAGGCGGCTGACGTCGAGCCCGTGCTCGGCCAGCCGAATCATCCCGTTGGTGGTGCCGTCGGTGACGACCAACATGCTGGCGCCGGGATAGAGCGTGAAGATGGTCGTGCCCCGCACGACCTCGATGGACTTGGTGCTGGCGGCGGTCAGGCTGATCCATGTCGGCTTCTCGATCACCGGCAGCGAGAGTTGCCGCCCGGCCGTCGTCGCGCCGCTGATCAGGATGCGGAAGGCCGCGCGGACTTCCTCGGCGCCCGGCGAGATGCCGCTTGCCGCCACCGACAGGGCGAGCGTGTCGGTGATCGCGCCATCGAAGCGCGCGAATGCCGCGTTCGCGGTGACTTCCTTCTGGTTTTGCGCCGCCTGGATGAAGGGCGCGTTCAGGTTGGCGGTGCCGCTCATATGGTCGCCTCCGCCGCGATGCCGCGGCCCACGATGCTGCTGATCTGGTAGACGCGGACGGTCACGCTGGCCTGCGCACCACCGAAGTCGGTCACCTGCTGCGATGCCGGGTAGGTGGCCGCCGGAGACGACAGGCTGCCGATGGTGCGCACCACCGTGCCGCCGCTCATCACGTCGACCTCATAGGCTTCGGTCCCCTCGCCAAGCTGCACGGTGCCGGTGCCGTCCAGCCATTCCCCACCGATCCGCGTGCGGCGCAGCCATGTGATGGACAGGTTCAGCCCGCCGTCGCGGCTGCCGCGGATGTAGGCCGGTGCGTAGGGCTTTTCGGCCCGGCCGCGGGCGGTCTTGGTCACCGTCGTGCGGGCGGTGTCGACGCTCTCGAACACGGTCAGCGCGCGGTGGAACCGCGTGGCGGCCTGGTCGCCCAGCTGCGCAGAGAATGGCAGCCGCGTCCCATCCAGCAGGATGAAGCCGTCACCTGCCCGCCGGGACGCGATCCTGTCTTCGGTACCGCGCCGGCCGCGCAGCAGCCCGGTCAGGGTGTAGGACCCATCGGCCTCGAGCGTGGCAGTGCGGAATTGGATGATCTCGGCCGAGCCGTCGCTGCTGACCAGCGCGGCCCGGTTCGCGCCGTTGAGCACCTCCAGGTCGGTCGCGCTGTCCAGATCGCCATCCGACAGGCGCACGGCAATCCTGCCCGCCTCATCCCACGTCCAGGGCGTCGCGGGTGCCGTGGGCGCGGTCAGCACCGTCCCCCAGGTCGATGCGGTGGCGATAACGTCGAGGTCATCCCACGCCGACCCATCCGCGCTGCGCACCACGCGCACGCCGCGGAATCGCGACCCGTCATAGGCGCAGGCGAAGGCGTACTCGCGCAGGGCACCTTGCCCGAGGTCGTCGTTGTCCTCGACCAGCGCCAGGTCCGGCAGGTCGAGCCGCACATAGTAGGGCAGCGGCATCTCCGGCTCGTCCCAGGCGCTGCCGCCATCGCCGGAGGCCGTCAGGCCGTACACCGCCGCATCTTCCGTCACGGCCTCGATGCGCGTGATCCAGTTGGCGCCGAGCTGCACGTTCAGCACGCGGCACCGGATGCTCGCGCCGTCTCGCGCGCCGACCGTGATGACGTCGGTCGGCACCAGCCGGGCGAACTTCGGCCCGAGGCTGAACGACATCCGGGTGCGCTCGCGCCATACCGCGATGCACTGCCGCCGGGCGATGGTCTTGCCCTCCGTCACCGTGAGCGGCATCGGCAGGTCGATCGCCGCCGCGCCGCGGCTGGTCATGGTGGCGGTCGGGCTCAGCGGGCGCCGCCAGGACTGCGCGTTCTGTTCCCACCCCCGCTCGATGTCGGCGAAGCGCACGGTGACCTCGCGCGGAAGATCCGCGTCCTGGGCGCGCTGTTCCTCGATCACGCTGGAATCGGGTTCTTCGCGCACCAGGTCGGCGTAGGGGACGGTCGCGACCGATGCGCCGGCCCGCTTGCGGAACACCAGCACGTCGTCCTGTTCCACAGCATCGAACAGGAAGGCCGAGGCCAGTGGGGTGATCGCGTCGCGCGCCGCCATGGGGCGGGCCAGCGTGTAGCCGCGCAGGGCGTCACCCGACAGCGCGGTCGTGTCGATATCCGACAGGGACAGGCCGGCACGCAGGCACAGTGCCTCGACCACATCCGCAACCGTCAGGTTCGCCGGCGCGGCGCGGGTCAGGAACCGCTTGACCGGCAGCCGGGCGGTGTCCTTCCACCCGATCACCGCCTGCTGCTCGTCCAGCCACGCCACGGTCTGCCGCCATGTGGCGCCGGTCGCGTTCACCACCGTGTCGCCTGTCCCGGGCTGCAGAACCAGGTTGCCGCCGCGCCCCCACAGGCCGGACAGCAGCCGGCCGGCATCGCCACGCGGGTCGTCCTGCTGGAAGCCAGCATGGTCGACCACGGTCCAGATCGGCCCGGTGCCCTGCGCCCACTTGAACGTCGAGAAGCGGCTGCGCTGGAAGGATGCGATAAGCCCCGCAATGGTGATGACCAGCGTGTCGTCGCCTGGGTCGTAGAACGCGCTCTGCACGAAGGCGGCGTTGCTGCTGTTGTCGACCTCCGACGGGACGTTGACCGCATCGTAGTCGGTGCGCGTGACGCCCATCGCGGCGCCGCCGCCGAGGTTCGCGGCCCCCGAGGTCACGCGCACGCGGCTGATGTAGACTTCGGGCGTCCCGACGGTGCCGCTCGCGCGGATGACCCACACATCGGTGCCGCTGGGCGTCACGGCGCCAGGCACAACTTTCACGCTGTGATCGACGGATAGCGCGCCGACGCCGAAGAACCCTTCGGGGTCCACGGATACGCTGCGGTCCCCCCACACATATTCCATGCGGTCGGCGTCGATGATGACGCAGCCGCCGAAGTTCCCGACGCCGGCGAGGAAGGTCCGCGGCGTCGCGGCCAGCCGCGGCACCTGGAAGCTGTAGAGCGCCACAGGGGCCGTGAGATAGGCGCCGAGCGAACCGGCAAAGGTCGTCGGCCCGCCGTCGATCGACGTGCCATAAAAGTCCACGGCCGCCATGCGGTCAGGGTCGACCTTCACCACAGGCACATGCGTGGCCGTGCCGCCCGCGACGTACAGGAAGCCGTCGGCGCCGACATGCAGGATGGCGCAGCCCAGGCCGTTCAGGCTGCCCGTGCCGCCCGTCAGCGGCGCGCACACCCGGTCATATTGGAACTCGCCCAGGGTCTGCATGGTCAGCAGGTCGTAGACGCGGATCAGTTCGTCTGCGGGCGTGCCGATCGCGCCGGTGGTGCGGCGGCGGCCCTCGTAGATCCGGCCGCGGGCATAGTCGACCGCCACGTTGTTGTTGAGCGAGGCGGCGAAGTTGTAGACGCGATTGCTGAACTGCGAATCCCACAGCGGCGTCGCCGGCGGGGTGGCGGTGACCTCGGGGAAGGTGCGCTGTATTTCGGCGGCCAGCTCGACCGTCACATTCGGCATGCGCCCGCCGAACCGATCCAGCGGAACGTCCTCGAACACGATGTAGGCCAGGCCGCGATGTGCTGGCGCCTCGGTGCTGCCGACCGTCGCCTCGATCAGCGGGTCGGGGAACTGCGTCTCGGTGCCGCCGTAGAAGCGCCAGGTGAGGCCGGGGATCTGCACGACCTCCGACCCGCCGGTGGTGTCGTAGACCAGCTTGTCGTCCAGCCAGATGCGCAGGACGCCCGGGTTCGTCGGCGGGATCAGCCATTCACACAGCCCGACCGCCCACGACAGGAAGTAGCTGTATTCGGTGATCTTCGGCCCGCCGCCGCCCTTGCCCTGCCGGCGGGTCGACTTGCGTTCCTCGATGTCGGTCTTCCAAATGACGTTGCCGGCCAGCTTGGCGCGCACCGCCACCACCGGGATCGGCACGCCATAGCCGCTGGTCTGGACCGACAGGTCGCCCAGGCGCGGGCCGGACTGGTCGGTGCCCTTCGGCGGGAACAGCAGCGCGCCGGCGATGCCGCCGATCGCCCAGCCGATCTGCGCGCCCGTGAAGGCGCCGGCAGGCCCGCCGACCAGGAAGCCAGCGACGCCGCCAATGACGGCGCCGCCACCCGTGACCGCAAGTTGCGCCATGGGTCAGCCCTCCGCCAGCCGCCAGGCGCCGACCAGCTCCCGCTGCAGCTCAGCCTCCAGCGGCTGCTCGACCACATGCCGGTGCGTCGCATAGGCGTGCAGCACGCCTGCCCCGCCATAGGTGCGGTGGGAGGTCGCGATGCCGACATGCCCGCCGAACAAACCGGTGCGGAACACCAGCACGTCGCCCGGCAGCGGATCCGCCACGCGCCGCGCGTGCCGCGCCAGCCCGGCCACCAGGCGCGCGCCCTGCGGCTTGCGCTCATACGGCGCAGGGTCGGGCAAATCGTGGCCGATCTCCCGCGCGGCCAGCAGCACGAGACCGATGCAGTCCACCCCCGCGCGCGTGCGGCCAAGGTGCCGCCACGGCACGCCCAGGAACTTGCGGGCCGCGACCACCAGCGCGGTCATGCCGGCGTTCCCAGCAGCGCGTTCGCGCCGGGCACCAGCGGCTCGCCGCGGAAGTTGAAGCGGTTGTTGAACTTGTCCCGGCAGGTGGCCCAGCGCTTGTCGCAGCCCGGCTGGATGTTCAGCACGTCGCCCGGCGCCGGCGCGAAGGGCGGCGGGGCCAGCAGCGAAAGGGTGCGGCTGGACTGCACCCACCCGATGACCTCGCGCACCACGCCAGCATTGTCGCCGGTCTGCCAGATTGCCACGCCGCCATCGAACCAGCCATCGACCACGCTCGACAGGCCGGTATCCATGATGAGGGTCACGCTGTCGGTCACGGTCAGGATGCCTTGCTGCAGCGTCCAGCCGGCGCCGAAGGCCAGGTTGATCTGGCAGCGCGCGTCGCCGAGGTCCGCGCGGCATTCGGCCTGATAGATTTGCCCGACCGTCACCTGCAGCGGCTGCGCCAAGCCGCGGAGCTCGGCGCGGAACAGCCCGCGGTCATCCAGCACCACTTCGCCCAGCGTGCCGCGGCGCAGCTTGAGTTCGCCCTGCGCCAGGTCGGCCCAGTTCACCGCGAAGATGCGGACCTCGGCGCCATCCCACAGGCCGGCGCGCAGGTCCGATTCCACGATGCTGCCGCTGTTCACCAGGCCCAGCAGCTCGGTTTCATCCACCGCCAGGTCGGCGCCGCCCGAGATCGCCGCGCGCTGGTAGCCCAGCGCGGCGACATAGGTCTCCCCACCATAGACGATGTCACGGTTGTGGTCGGTGAAGGTGAAGACCGCGCCGTCGCGCCGCACCACCCGCCACAGCGTGGCCAGGGTGGTGGATTCACTGGCGAGATGCGTCGCGAGGCCTGCGGAGACGGACTTCATTCCCGCACCTCGATCACCGGCACATCGGGCCATTCGCCGATTTCGTGCGAGCGCTGCGTCAGCGCGATTTCGTCGCTGTCGAAGCGCGCCGGCACATCGAATTGGCAGGCGGCCTCGATCGCCTGGCCGGTGGTGGCCGCCAGGGTGGCGCCCAGCGTGATGACGCCGGTCGACAGGTTCACTTGGAATTCGCCCGCGCCAGCGCCCAGGACGATCGCCACGTTGTTGACCCAGCACTGCACGGTGCCGCTGACCAGGCGCGTCAGCGGGCGCGTCGCGGTGGTCGGGCCGGACACATAGGCCTTGAAGACCTGCCACGTCGCGTCGACACCATCGGTCGTGCCGATGGCCGTGCGGGGCATCTCGTAATCCGACCAGTCCTTGAAGCGGAAGCCGTGCAGCCGCCCGGCGCGCGCAATGAAGAAGGCCAGCAATGCTTCCGTGTCGGTGCGCCGGCGCAGGCCGGTGCCCACGTTGTACCGGCGGCGCGGCAGCGACCAGTTGCCCTGCCTCTGTTCGTTCCCGCCGCTGGACCCGATGACCGACGTGCTGAAGCCAGGCACGATCTGCGCGCCCTGGGCGATGGCGTCGGGGAAGCGGACATCATGGAAGGCCATGGTCAGCGGTTCCGGCCCGAACGTGCCAGCGCGGCGGCCATGGTCGACATGATCTGCCCCTGCGAATTGCGGAAGGACCCGGCATCGGGCGTGCTGATGTTCACGGTCACGCCGCCGCCGCGGCTGTAGGCGGCAGCCTGGGCGCGGCTGAGCACGCGCTCCCCGCGCTCGAGGATGGCCGGGACTTCGTTCGGGCCGATGATGCCGCCGCCATGGAAGCGCGGCGCACCGGCGAACAAGGAGGCCGGCACCATGCGGTGGTGCCCGCCGCCAGCGCCCACCAGCGCGCCGTCGTGCGCCACCAGGCTGGACAGGAAGCCCACGCCCTGGCCGATCAGCCCGCCGATTCCGCTGGTGCCGCCGTTGTTCAGGTTGCCGCCACCGCCGCCAAACAGCGCCGAGAAGCCGCTTTGGATCAGCGGCTGCAGCAGCACCTGGTTGCCGATGCGCAGCAGCGACCGCTCGAGGTTCTTCAGCACGTCATCGAAGGACTGCCCCTCGAACACCAGGTCTTCGAAGGCGCCGGTCAGCGCCTTGGCCGCGCCCTGGCTGGCGCGTTCCCATTCCTTGGTGCCGTCGGCCAGGTCCCGCGTGCTGGCGCCGGCGCCGGACAGCGCGCGCTCATAGTCCTGCATCGCCTGTTCGGTGGCGCGCACCACGGCTTCGTCGGGCAGCGGGGATTGCCCGGCCGCGGCGAGGTCGGCCTGCAGCTGGCCGATGCGCGACAGGGTCGCGGCGTAGCGTTCGAAGGGGTCGTTCTGCGTCAGGAAGGCGTCGCGCCGGCCGCCGAGGTCATCGCGCACGGGCCGCGCTGCGCCGCCACCACCGCCGCCTCGCGCAGTCCGCGCCGCCGGCGTGTCCTCCGGCGGCGGGCGGGTGACCGACCCGACATTTTCCTCTGCGGCGACAATGATGCCCTGCTGGCGCACGCGGGCACGCTCAAGGTCGGCCAGCGCCGCCCGGTCGGCACTGAGCTCACGCTCGATTTCAGCGGCGCGATCAGCCTGCTGGCGCTGCTGGCGCTCGATCACCCGGCGATCGAGGTCTCGCGCGAAGTCGTCCGTTGGCACCAGCCCGGAAGCGCCGCCCCGGTTGACGATCGCCGCGGCGCCGCCACCGGCCCGCGCCGCTGCAAGGCGCCGTTCGTTTTCAGCGATGCGCTCACGGATGGGATTGGCGCGGCCGTCGATCTGCTCGATCGCGCCTCGCGCCGAAGTGCTGGCCGCCTGCGGCACGATCCCATTCAGCTGGTTCAGAAGGTCATAGGTCGATTGGAGCTCGGCGCGCACGGCCCGCACCCGCCCGGTCAGCACGTCCATGCTGCCGGCCACCGCGCGGGTCACGGAATCCCAGTTCTGGTAGACGGCGACCGCGGCACCCACGACGGCACTGACCGCCCCGACCACGCCCAGCAGCCCGGTCCCAGCGCCCAGCGCCGTCACCAGCCGGCCGATCGCCCCGCCAGCCGTGTCCACCACCGGCGCCAGCGCGGCGAAGTCGCCCCCCAGCTTCGTGAGACCCGTTGACGCCGCCTGCGTGCCACGCTCGATCACCGCCAGGGCGCGGCCCGTGCTGTCGCCGGCGCGGGAGACTTCCTGGCCCACCTGCGCGGCCGTGGTCTGCACGCGGCGCAGGCTGGCCTCGACCGCCTCGGCGCCGTCCACCGACAGCCGCACGCCGAAGTTCGACGACCCGCCCCTGCTGCCGCTCATGCGCCCTGCCCTTCCTTCATCCTGGCGCGGCCCGCGGCCATGCCATCCGCCACCGCGCGCAACAGCTCGCCCGCCACGCGCGGGTCGCACCCCTCGGCCACCGCCACCTGGAAGGCCGCCGACCAGTCCATCCGCACATCCGCCGCGCCATAGCCCAGCGCCACCGCCAGGCACCGGCTGCCCGCCTGCCAGGCCGCCACGCCATCGGCGGTGTGCGGCTGCTCGGTCGTGTACGGGCATTCGTCACAGGCCTTGCCGGCCAGGTGGCCGCAGCCCGCGCAGTATTCCGGGCCCCCGCCGAAGTGGTGCTCGGCAAGGGCCCTCAGGCGTTTCCCTCGGCGGTGACACGCGCCAGCGGCGCGACCAGCCCCCGGTCGAAGGCCTGTTCGATCTCGGGCACCGCCAGCAGCTTGCGGATGTTCTCGGGCGTCACCGGCGCTGCCGCGTCGCCCTCGGCCGCGCCGACCCCTTCCCAGGCGAGGATCAGGATCTCGCCCAGCGCCACCGTCGCTTCCTCGCGCAGCGCGCCGGCCGCCACGTCCGGGTCAGTCAGGCGCGGGTCCTCCGGCGAGACCTCCCGCAGCGCGCGCAGCCGGCGCGCCGCGCGCGCCATGGCGGCGTGGTTCAGCGCCGTGGTCAGCGGGCGCACATGCAGCCGCACGCCATAGGGCGCGTCGATCCAGAAGGGCTCGGCCGGAATGTCCAGGCGCAGCATCAGTAGCTCGCCGTCTGGTTCTTCAGCGTGACCACCAGCGCGGCGCCCGCGCTGCTGTCGTATTCCGCCTGCCAGGCCCAGCCGATCTCGATGCCGGCCTTGCCCTGGATGGTCTTCTGCACGCGCTGCAGGTGCACCCGGGGCAGGTCGATCTGCAGCGACTGCGTGGCGCCGATCTCCCACAGGATGGTGAAGGACTTGTAGGTGGCGGCCACCGCGTCGGCCAGCAGCGTGGTGGCGGCCAGGCGCTCGGTCAGGGTGCCGCTGATGCTGGTGTCGCTTTCCAGCGCCTCGCGGATGTTCTGGCCCGACCCGATGTCGCGGATGCCCTCGATGTTGTTCGCGAAGTTCAGCGCGAAGCCGGTCACGTAGGACAGCGCCGTGGCCTCGCGCGACAGCGTCGCCTGGTAGTTGTTGAAGGTCACCAGGGAAGACGCGACGGTCGGCGAGGAATCGACGCTGGTGCCGCTCTCGGCTTCGTCCTGCGCGATCATGCCGATGCTGGCCGAGGGCTTGCCGCCCGGCGCGGCGGTGATCGACAGGCTGTTCGCCTTCACGCCGGTGTACAGGAAGTACCGCGGCAGATCCAGCAGCCCGACCTCGAGGCTGACGGACGGCAGCGCAGTGAAGGTGCCGGACTTGAAGACGTGCGTGTAGTTCGAGCTGCCCGTCGTGGTGGCATCCCCGAACAGCTTGTGCAGCCAGAAGCCGATATGCGTGAGGTCGATCGGCAGGCCGGCCGACAGGGGCACCGTCACGTTCTCCCGGAAGGGCTCGCCCGGGTCGCGGTTGGTGCTGATGCCGATGGTCGGCGACTGCGTCAGGTCCTGCGTGGCGCCGAAGGTCAGCGGCGGGTTGAACGGGTACTGGACCCAGTCGGACCCGCCGGGGTTCGTGCCATAGGCCGATTCCTCCTTCGCCAGCAGGCGAGTGTTCGCACCGCGCGCGGTCGCCATGTCGTGCTTCTCCTTCGATCACCGCCGCAGCGATTGCTCGGCCTTGTTGATGGACTCGGCCAGGCCGATGCGGATGCGGGCCTGCGCCGCCGCGGCCATGGGCGGCAGGTCCAGCCGTTTCTTGATGACGGCCCGCGGCACCAGGAAGAAGGCCACGAACAGCCGCCGCGGGCCGGTGCGCCGGCGGGCCTTGTCGCGCGACCGCGCCACGAGGAACCGCCGCCCGCCCTTGGCCACCACCACCAGCTTGACGCCGAGGCGCCGCTCGACATCCGCCGGCGTCGGCGCAGGCTGGTTGCGGCCGTTGCGCATGGCGCGAACCTCACGCGACGGGATGGCCAGGAAGCGCCCGCCACGCGCCGTGATGGTGGCGCCCTCGGCGAAGGCCCGCAGCGCCTTGGGGGCGCGGGACCATATCTGCCCCGCCGGCGCCAGGGATGGCCGGCCGGGATACACGCGGGACTGCCACGACCGCGCCATGCCCTGGCCCAGCCCCGCCGCCGCCGTCGCGGCCTCGAAGGCTTTCTCCAGCGCCCGCGTCTCGCGCGAGACCACGGCGGTGAAGTCCTTCGCGACCTGGTCGCGGAACAGCCCGACCAGGTCGGGGAAGGTCATGCCCATGCGCAGGCGCATGGTCAGCCCACCGGGCCGCCCAGGGTGGTGTAGTGCAGGAGCACCGGCATGCGCGCGCCGCGCGCGGCCTCCGCGCCCTCATAGTCGCCGAGGTCGAGCGACACCGGCAGCACCTCCAGCCATTCCACCGCGCCCGACAGGGTGCGGTTGGCAACCAGCGCGTCCGACAGCGCCTCGAGCAGCGCGTCGCGGTCGGTTTCGTCCGGCGCGATGACGATGACCTCGGCCTGGTGGTTCACATGGTAGCGGAGCGGGGAGAAGGTTTCCTCGGCATCCACCTGTTCGCCATCCCGCAGCACGACCAGGCCCGCGGCCGGCACGTCCTCCGCCCGGTCGGAATTACGGATCACCGGCGCCGATGTCGCGGCGTCCAGCGCGGAAGCCAGCGCCGCCAGCGCCGTTTCGATGGCAGTCGCCATGTCAGCACTCCAGCATCCAGCGGGTGGCCTGGCCGTCGAGCGTGGGGGCGGCCTGCACGGTCAAGACCTCGGCGCCGATGGTGAAGGTGTCGCCCTTGGCGGGCGCGGCGATGTCGGCCTTGCGCACATGCACCATCTGCGTGCCGGCGCGCAGTTGCACCCCGAAGGCGGAGGCATCGGCCGTGGGCCGTTCGCGGATGACGGTGACGGCGGTGTCCGACCCTGTCCCGGCGGCCTTGTAGATGGCGGCCACGCCAAAGGTGCGGAACACGATGGCGTCGGCCGCGGCGAAGGCGGTGTCGCTCATGGCGTGGGCTCCGGCCTCGGGGCGGGCGGCGTGATGCGGCTGGGCTTCACCGCGCGCAGGATGAAGGCAAAGCCCTGCGCGGGAAGCTGTCCGCCCGGCTGGATGTTCATCCAGGCGATGTCGAAGTCGCCCGTGTACCAGGGCCGGTAGTCGGTGCGCGGCGAACCGCCCGGCACGCATTCGGCGGTGTAGGCCGGCTGATGCAGGAAGGTGAGGCTTTCGGGCTGGATGACCCGCGTGTGGCCGGGATCGCCCCAGGCCCACGGGCCGTGCCAGGCCGGGCAGGTGGCGTGCAGCGTGCCGCCGGGCTTCAGGATGCGCCAGAACTCCTGGAACTCGGCGAAGAAGCCGCGCCAGTCGCCCTGCTGCCGGGTGTGCTCCAGCACCTCATAGGCGTGGATCTCCGCCACCGAATCCGTCGCGAAGGGCAGCGGCAGGTCGGCCAGGTCCCAGGTCACGTCCGCGCCAGCCGCGGGGTTCATGTCCAGCGTCACCAGGTCGCGCCATTCGGTGCGGCCGGGCAGCGCGAGCTTCTTTGTGCGGTCGTGCCCGCAGCCGATCAGCAACTCGGTCATGCCGCCGCACCTTCCATATCGACCGCGCGCGGCGCCGGCGCGTCGGCCGGCACGAACATGGCCGCCGGTTCGCCCGTGAAGCACGCCATGCCCCAGTGCTCGAGCAGGATGTACGGGTCGAGCCACACCTTGCCGCCGATCGCCGTCCAGCGCCGGCAGAAGGAGATGTCCTCCGACCAGCGGGTGCGCTCGGCCAGCTCGGCGCCGAAGATGTTGAACAGGTGGGCGCGCCAGGGTTCGCCCTCCGCCTGCCCGTCCTGCGGGTCGAAGGCCAGGTCGCGATAGGCGCCGGCCATGCGTTCGGCGCAGTCGCGCCGGATCATCAGGAAGCCGCCGGGCAGGCCGTTGACCTCGACCAGCCCGGCATCGGTGCGCAGCGCCCGCGGCAGCAGGGAGACCGCGAACTGCACCGGCCCGCGCGTCTTCTTGGCATAAGTGGCGCCGACCAGCGGCTGGTTGTGCGCGACCAGGCGCAGCACCGCATCCGGGCTGAAGCCGATGTCCGCGTCGATGAACAGCAGGTGCGAATGGTCGGGCGATGCCAGGAACTGCGCGAAGCAGCGGTTGCGCGCCTGCTGCACGTCGCTCTCGCCGCGCAGGTAGATGGTCGACAGGCGCAGGCCGCGGCGCAGGCATTCGGTGCGCAACGCGTCCATACCGTTGGAAAAGGCCATGTCGCAGAGGCCGCCGCCGGCCATGGGCGTGGCGACCAGCAGGCCGGTCATAGGGATGTCGGCGGCCGGAAGGTCGGGCGCGTCGGGATGAACGCCGGGCGCGGTGGCGCGGCGCGGGAAGTCGGTCATGGTGGGTGTCCTGTGTGGGCAGGAAAGTGGCGGGACGGCCCCCACAGGCCGCCCCGCCGTTCGCGCGCGCGAAGCGCGTCCGGTGTGGGCCGGATGCCGTCAGAAGGAACCGTTGAGCCGCACCACCACGGTGTTGTCGGTGGTCGCCTTCGCCTGCACGAACACGCCGACCTTGACGAAGCCAGCGCCCGGCGCCGTCACGCTGATCGCGTTGTTCGTGGTGTGGTGCGTGGCGAACTGGCCGACCACCGCGGCGGTGTTCGTCACGTCGGCGTTCAGGGTGAAGATGCCGCGCGTCGCCAGCACCGTCGTGGCGCCGGAGGCCGCGGAATTCTGCACCACGCCGAACAGGTTGGTGCCCACCGCCAGGATCTGGCCGGCGGTCACGGTGGAGGGCGCGGTGATCGTCACCAGGTCGCCCGGGGAGACGTAATTCTCCATCGGAGGAATGTCCTTTCGGGTTCAGCGGGCGATGGCGCACCAGTCGCCGCCGGGAAACGGGGAAGGGCCGGCGCGGTCGGCGCCGGCCCGGGGCATCAGCCGTTGAACCAGCCGCCGCGGTGGTCGATGGCGCCGACCGCGAAGTCGTGCAGCACTTCCACCGCCAAGCCATCGGTGCCGGGCACGTACTGGTGCACCCGGATCATCGGGCCCGACTGGCCGTTCACGTACCCGTACACGTACACCGGCGCCGCCGCCGGGTCGGCGAACAGATACCAGCGGTTGCCGGTGATGTTGGCATCCGCCACCGGCGTCAGGTCGCTGTACAGGCCGACATTCGCGCCGACATCCGCCGTGATGGCGGTGGTGTAGCGGATGGCGGCGCCACGGTAGGCCGGGCCGGTCAGCAGGATGCGCGGCATCAGGTTCAGCTTGATGTTGTCCAGGGAGGTCTGCGCCATCATGCCGGCATAGCCGTCGTCCAGCGTGGCCTCGGTGATGGCACCGGCCGACGACGCGCGGTTGAGCCGCGCGGCGTTGGTGCTGAACACCGCCAGCGACCCGGTCGAGAGCGTCGGGCCGGCGCCCGAGGCGGTGTTGACCAGCGCGAAGGCCAGCGCGTTCTCGTAGTCCGCCACGCGGCGGCCGATCATGGTGCCGAAGTCGGCGAAGGCGCCGAGGTCGTCGTTGATCAGCATCTGCCGCGTCACGCGCACCTGGCGCGCATAGGTCTTCGGCGTGATCTGCTCGCGCTTCTCGTTGATGGTGCCGGCGGTGATCTCGCCGCCCTCGGCCAGCTCGGCCAGCGCCGGGAAGTCGCCGGCGGTCAGGAAGCTGTGCGCCTTGAAGTCGGCGAAGGCGCGCTCGGCGAAGAACGACCGGTAGGTCGGCGTCGCGGCGGCGTAGCCGGCCTGGAGCATCTTGTTCCCGGCGTTCTCCAGCAGCAGCGGGAAGTCGCTGGTGGTGTGGAAGGCGGCCTGGATCAGGCGGTCGCGGTCGCGGAAGGAGACACGCTCGCCGCGCGCCTCGGCCAGGGCCAGCAGCATGTCGGACGGCTTCAGGCCAGCGAACTTCTTCCAGTGGTCGTTGCCCGCACGGGCGGCGACCGCCGGCATGTGGCGCACGGCGATGGCGGTGCCCAGCGCTTCCAGCACGCGGGCCGGGTCGTCGTGGCTGGCGCCGACCGTGACGGCCGTGTGCACCGGCTTGGCCTGCGCAGCCGCGGCCACGGCGTCGATCGCGGCGTCGCGCACCACGTCGAGCGTGGCGGCGGCTTCCACCTGCGCCAGCACCCAGTCGGCGGGCAGCTTGGCGCGGGTCGCGATCTCGCGCACCTGCGCGAGGGTGGCGGGGACCGGGCCGGTGTTCGGCGCCGGATCGGCAGCGGCGTTGGGCGCCGCGGTGGTGACGGGATCCATGTGGATCTCCTTGCTGGCCGGCGGCGCCGGCGGGTTGTGGGCGAAGGCGGCGAGTGCCGCCGGCGCCCGAGAGAAGCGACCGTCGGGAACGGCCATGGCGCGCACTTCGACGGGCTCGGCCGCCTCGGTTGCGAACCCTTGCGCCACCGCGTCGTCGGCGGTGAACCACGTCTCGGCGGCCATCAGCGCCGCGACCTCATCCTCGGTCTTGCCGCTGCGCGCCGCGTAGGTGCGGCGGTAGGCGCCCGAAACGGTGTCGAGCACGTCGGCCTGCTTGCGCATGTCCTCGCTGTCGCCCATGGCCAGGCCCCAGGCTTCATGGATCATCATCAGCGCGTTGGACGGCATGACGATCCGGTCGCCGGCCATGGCAATCAGGCTGGCGGCCGAGGCCGCGACGCCTTCGATGATGACGGTCTTCGCGCCGGGGTGGCGGGCGATCATGTTGTGGATCGCCACACCCGCCAGCGCGTCCCCGCCGTAGGAATGCAGGGAGACCGTCAGCGGCCCTTTGCCCGCGCCCTTCAGCGCATCGGCGACGCCCTTGGGGGTGATGTCCCAGCCGACATCGCCCATCAGCGACAGCACGGCGGATTCGCCTGCTGCGCGCATCTGCACGCCCTTCATGTGTGTGGTCTCCTATGCGCGCAGGGGCGCGCGGGTCAGGCTTGGCCCTTGGCCCGGCGGAACACCGCGTCGATGTCGGCGTCCGTCGCGATGCCGGCGGCCTTCACGAACTCCCAGAACGGATGGGCGCGCTCCGCCAAATACATGCCGGCCCAGGTGAGCCGGATGCGGAAGGCGGTTTTCGCGTCGGCGTCCCGGAGCAGGGCCGTTGCGAGCGAGGCCGGCAGCGCGCCCGTCTGCGCGGCGGCCAGCGCCTCATCCTCGGTGATCCATTGCAGGTCGGTCAGCGCGGCCAGAAGTTCGATGAGGCTGCATTCTTCGGGGACCGGCGCCGGAAAACCAGGGATGACCGTCTCGGTGCCGTCCAGCGCACGGATGCGTATCTGCATGGTCAGAACCCGATCCCGACGCAGGGAACGCCGCCGCTGGACACCAGCCAGCTTTGCCCCGTCGCGTTGAAGGTTTCGATATTGTTCGCGTAGGCGTCCGAGACGAAGAACACGTTGTTGCCGGCTGCGTCGGCCGCAGCGGCAAAGGTCATGTTGGCCTGCGTGCCGCCATTGGCCGCGACGCCCTGCATCTGCGGCGCCGTCCCCGTGAACTTGCCGAAGGGCCAATACCAGAGGCCGCCTTGCAGCACGGTCGGCGTGATCGCGACCACATTGAGGAACGCACCCGTCGTATCCACGCCCGCGTTCACGGCGATGATGGGCGTGCCAGCCGGCAGCCCCGTCGCCGGGTCGCTGGCGAAAATGCCCGGCTTGAGCGCCGAACCCGCGCCGCCCGTGTTCGTCAGGAAGAACAGGTTGCTGACCGTGATCGTGCGCGGGCAGAACCACGGATAGGTCGTGATCCGGTTCGCAGCCGGCGGCGTGATGTTCTGCGTGTTGCCGTTGGTCACGGTCCAAGCAAACCGCCCAGCGGCCATACCTGGATGCTGAAGCGAAAGCGCCTGCGCCCGCGTCAGCGGCCCCATCACGCTCATCGCGACAGCCTCCACGTCAGCGTGCCGGTCCCCGCACCGCGATTCAGGCGGTACAGCATCCCCTTTTCCGTCGCGTCCGGCGCCACCAGCTGCCCGTTGCTGGTGAACACCACCGGCGACCCGTCGCTGTATTCGCAGGCGAACGCCGTCGTGCCACCATCCGGGCTGCATTCCAGCGCCACCGAGCCCGTCCAGGTGCCAGACATGAAGATGTTGAAGGCGCCATCCAGCTCGACCCAGTCGCCTGCCGTCGTGGCCGCGAGCGACCCGCTGCCGCCCTGCAGCCTCAGGTCTTCGCCGGCCGTCGTTCGCTTCGCCATCAGCCCCTCCTGCTATGCCGCCAGCAGCGCGGCGATCGCGTCTTCATCATCGGCGCGCAGCCGCGCCTCATGCCGCCGCCGCAGCTCAGCGCGGATCTGCGCGTCGCTTGGCGTCACCCACAGCGCCGGGCGTTCCAGCACCGGCGCCGGCGCCCGCAGGTCGCCCACCGCCAGGCGGAACACCCGCCGCGCCACCACCCGAACCCGGCCGCGCCCGCCGCCCTGCTGGTCGGCAACCGGCGGCGCGCTTTCGGTCAGCGCCGGCGCTTCGATCTCCGGCGCCGGCGCGACCAGGTCACCGACCGCCAGCGCCTGCGTCTGCGACAGCGCCACGCCTTCGATGATCGGCACTGGCGCCACGATGTCCGACACCGCCAGCGCGTGCGTCTGGCCCAGCGCCACCGCTTCGATCAGCGGCGCGGGCGCGGTCAGGTCGCTGACCGCCAGCGCGTCAGTGGCAGGCCCGCTGGCCGGGAAGTACAGCGCCTGCGCAACCGTCGCCGCGGCATCGCCCGGCCATTGCTGCGCGAGCGTGGCGCCCGTGAACGACCCACTGTCGCCGCGCCCGATCTCGGCCATCGCGCTATCCCGTGGTCAGGTCGAGCGATATCTGGATGGTCGACGCCGTCGTGCCCGTCGGGTTGTAGACCAGCACCGCCGCGCAGGTGTTCGCATACAGCGGCCGCAGCCCGCATTCCGGCACGCCGAGCGACCGCGGCACGTTCGCCACGGCCCCCGCCATGAGCAGCGGGCGGATAATCAGCAGGTTGAAGGTCCCCGTCGGCGGCGTGGCCGAGCCCGACACGCCCGTGATCTGCCGCACGCCGCTGTCGCCCGCCTGCAGCGTCGCGAAGAACACGCGCCCGATCGGCGCCGAGGCCGGCAGCACCACCGTGGCGGTACGCCCGGTGTCGCCCGCCTCGTTGGTGTAGGTGATGGTGACCGTGTGCGCCGCCGCCGACAGCGCGGTCACGATCTCCGCCATGATCATGCAGCCCGCGCCGTCAGCCGGGCGATCCAGCGCGGTGCCCGTCACCGGGCCTGGATATGCCCCGCTCGTCGGCGTCAGCGCGCCCAGGGCGAAGCAGCGGTCATACAGCCAGACCGTGCCGCTGACCGTGGAACTGACCACGGCGCCCATGATGTAGCTGATCGCCCCGCCCGTCGGGTCGGTGAAGGGCATGGCGCCGGCCGTCGCCTCGGTCGGGATGATGCCGGCGGTCGTGTTGCCGGTTGCCAGCGTGCCCGCGCCTGGGATGGCCGTCGCGGCCCAGTAGGAATGCCAGCTGTTCGCGGCCGTCGTCGGCTGGCCCGCGGACTTGAAGATGAACCCCGCGCCCTTGGTGCCGCCGACGATGCCGTCGAGGTCGGTGATGGCCATCAGGTCACGTCCGGCTTGATGATGCTGAAGGCCGGCAGGCTGAACAGGTTGCCGCTGGTCACCCCCACCGGCGCATCCAGGTCCTGCACCGCCAGCAGCCGGCTGTTCACGGTGTCGGTGATCGCCACGAAGCCCGCCGTGCCGGTACCGGTCACGCTGCCATCGGTGATCGCCGCCACCACCACGCGCCGCCCGCTCGGCGCCGCATCCTCCGGCGCGCCGACCGAGATCCCGGTCTTGTTGCCCAGCGTGTAGGTGCTGGTCGCCTGCGCGTAGCTGGTCGGCTCGGTCGAGCAGATGTCGATCCGGTTCGCCTCGGTGTCCAGCACCGTCAGCCCGTTGTCCAGCACGCGATCGGCCAGGAATGCCATCAGACTTCCTCCGAACCTGTCACGCGGCCCTGCGCGTCGCGCGTCACGGTCATCCGGCGCGGGCGGCTGGCCTGCGCCACCGCGTCGCGCGCCAGGCTGTTCGCCTCCCGCGCTGCATCGGCCGCCGTTGTGGCGATGTGCGCGACGTTCGCCACCAGCTCGGCCGAGGCCGCGGCGCCGGTCAGCACCGCATCGCCCACGTCCCGCGTCACGTCCGCCACCTGGCGCAGGGCGCCGGCAGCGTCGCGCATCTCGGCCACCGCCGGCAGCAGCGCATCGCGCACCGCCTCACCGAAGCCGCCCGACAGGTCGAAATGCACCGCCGCGGCCGGGGCCGGGTCGGCGGCGTCTTCCTGGTCATCGTCGGCCGGTTGATCCGTCGCCGCGCCCGTCGCCGCGATCTCGATGGCGGCATTCGCGCGGGCGTCCTGCGCACCCCCGCTGCCGCCGGTGCGCCGGGGGTCGCCGTCCAGGATCAGCCCCCCGTCGTCCATGATCTCGTTCCATTCCGCGATCTCGGCCGCCTGGCGCCGCGGCTCGTGGCCCATCTGCCCCACCGCCTGGCCGAAGGTCAGCAGGCCCAGGCGCATCTGCTTCTGGATCGCCAGCGCGTCCTTCAGCGGGTCCACCATCTCAAACACCGGCGGCGACCAGCTCGCCGGGTATCCGCCGGGCCGCATCGGCAGCGCGCCCACCCGCACCGCGGCATCGATGAAGGCGCGCCAGATGGGCTCGCACATCGCCGGCACCAGCACATGCCACTGCAGCCGCTCCAGCCGCCGCTTGAACGCCAGCCGCCCCGCGCGCAGGGAGGAATAGTTGGCCCCGGACAGGTCGCCGGTCAGCAGGTCGTAGGTCAGGCCCCAGCCGGTCGCGATGGCGTGCAGCTGGTGGCGCGCCAGTTCGTTGAAGCCGCCCGCACCGGTCGGCTGCAGGTATCGGACATCCTCGCCGGGCAGCAGGCGCTCCATCATGCCGGGGTACAGCGACTTCACGCCGTCCTCGGCCGCTTCGTCGGCGCCCGCCGCGCCGCCTTCCAGCGGCCCCGACGACGGCCCGGCCTGCGAGACGATCAGCGCCGCCAGGCAGGCCTGCACCTTGGCCTGTTCCAGCGCCGCGTCCTCGAGCTCGTCCAGGCTGCGCAGCCGCGTCATCACCGGCGCCAGGTCCGGCACGCCGCGAATCTGCCCGGGCCGGTCCTGCCGGAACAGGTGGATCATGCGATCGGCCGGTATGCGGATGCGCTCGATCGGCCCGCCGGGGCCGAAGAAGCTGTCGATTTCGGCCGGGTGCTGCCGATGGATGTGGTAGGCCACCGCCCGCACGCCGGACGGGTCGAATTCGATGCCCTGGCGGATGACCGGCGCCGCGCCGCGCATGCCGCCGTCATAGGTTTCGTCCAGGTGGTCGGCCTCGATCACCTGCAACGCCAGCGGCACCGGCGTGCCGCGGCGGCGCGCCTCGGTCGCCGTCAGCGGGATCATCTGCGCCAGCGCCTCGCCCGATTCGCACCGGCCGCGCGCCAGCAGCGCCTGCAGGCCGTAGAGGTCGGTGCGCTCCGACAGGTCCGCTCGATCCGCCCAGGCGGTCCACAGCGCGTCGACCTGCGCATCCAGGTCGATGTCGCCGGTCTTGGACCGCGGCATGATGCCCGCGCCCACCTGGTAGGACACGACCAGGTCCAGCCCCGCGCTGGCGAAGGGGTTGTTGCGCACCAGGTCGCGCGACCGGTCGCGCAGCAGCTTCATGGCCGGGCGGACCTCGGCATTCGGGCCGCGGCGATCGGCGCGCCAGCCGCGGGTGCGGCGGTTGATGGCCGCGCCCTCGTACATCGCGCTGAGCTGGTCGAGCGCCAGGCGCGCGCGCGCACGCCGCAGCGCCCAGCCGGGCGCGATGCCCGCCAGCAGGGTGTCGATCAGGGCCATGGTCAGTCGCGCCGGTAGCTGGTCAGCGTCGTGCGGTTCAGCGGGATGCTGCGCTCGCTCCGGGCGATGGCCAGCGCCTGCTGCAGTTCCGCGATGCCGCGGTACTTCACCGACCGGCCGTCGGCGAAGCGCACTTCGGATTCACCGCGCGCGATCGCCTGCAGGATGGCGTCTTCATCGGCCAGCGTCAGCGGCATGCCATCCCTCCTTCAGAACCAATCCCGCCGAGGCTGGAACCAGCCGGGCCGCTCCGCCTTGCGCGCGCGGGGCGCAGGCGCCGGTGCGGGTGCCGGCGTCACCTTCGCCCGCAGGTCGGGCGACCACAGGGCCGCCATGTCCTGCTGCACGTCCTCGGCAGGGCCTTGGCGGCGGGCCGCCAGCGCTTCCCATTGCGCGTCGTTCATCGCAGCCGTCAGGTGCCGCGCCTGCGCCCGCGCATACACCGCAAGGTCCCAGGCCTCGTTTCTCGGCTGCACCTTCACCCAGGCCCGCGCCCCGGTCTTGGGGTTGATCGCCAGGCGCTCGGCCAGCAGCTGATCCATCCAGGGCCGGTCGGCGATTTCGTTGAACCGGATCGCACCCTTCGGCCAGCCATCCGGCCCCGGGCCCTGCTCGGTCAGGCGCAGCGCCGCGGACAGTTCCGACTTCATGTCCCAGGTGCCCACCGGGTAGAGCTGCACCACGCCGATCTTGCGGCCTTCCCAGTCGACATCCCGCACGATGGGCGTGCCGATCGGCAGCTGGCGCCACCCGCCGCGGGGGTCGAGCGCGCGAACCACCGGCTCGGCGTCCGCCGCGTGCCGCCTCGCGTAGCCGTACACCTGCGAGGACAGGTAGCCCGCATCGATGCCCCAGGCGTCCGGCGCGATTTCCTTGCCCCAGGCGTCGGTCCAGCGTCGCAGCAGCAGCGCGTCGTGCACCCGCCAGACCTCGGGCTGCGTCGGGTCGCCCGGCAGCACGCCCGTGTCGATCAGCCACTGGCCGAAGTTCCGGTCGAAGCCCCACACCGCCCATTCCAGGCGGTCGCCCTGCACGTCGGTCGCGCCCACCAGGAACAGCACGCCCGGCGGGATCTGTCCGCGCTTCCAGGCGTCGCGGCGCAGCAGCAGGATGTCCGCCCGCGGCAGGTCGTAGGCTTCATCCCAGGGCTCACCCAGCATCTGCTGCGTGAAGGTCTTCAGCTTGCCGGGGTCGGCCTCGGCCGCCTCGGATGCCCGGGCCAGTTCCGACCAGGGCAGCATCTGCGAATACACCGCACCCAGGCCGCCGAAGCTGGCGTGTTGGCCGAGGCGCTCCGGGTGCTGGTGGATCCAGCGGGCACCGTTCGCCGGGTCGCACATCCAGGCCTTGTCGGCCTCGGCCGCGCCGGCGCCGCAGTGCGGGCACATGTGCCGCACCGTCTCGGGCTGCCCCTTCGTCCAGGACAAGTTCCTGAATTCGAGGGTGTGCAGCTCGTTGCAGTGACGGCAGACGACATGAAAGCGGCCGTTGCTGCCGGCCTCGACCTCGGCCGAGATGTGGCAGCCGCCGTTCTTCGGGTCCCCCTTGATGCCGGGGGTGGAAATCTTGATGACCTTCCAGCCGCGCTTGCGGAAGGCCAAGGTGCGCGCCTCCCCCTGGTCGATCGGCGACCCGCGGCCACCGACCTCGAGGGCGTATTCGCTGACTTCCTCCATCAGCACGGCCCGCACCGAGCGCATCTGCAGGTCCTTCGAGCTGCTGGCGGTCACCAGCTCGACCTGCGCACCGCGGGCGCCGCGCTTCACCGCGACGGTCGATTCGCTGCCCGACCGCTCAGTCACATCCGCGACCGCCCGCTGCAGCGCCGGCGTGGCCTGGATCATCCGGTCGAGCTTGTCGCGGTTGTAGGCGCGCAGCGTGGTCAGGCTGGGCAGCATGACCATCATCTGCGCGGGCGTCTCGCTCAGCACTTGGCCCGCCAGGTTCACGCCCACCTGCGTCTTGCCGATCTGCGCCCCCCCGCAGATCGACACCCGCGGCGTCTTGCAGTTCAGCCCGGCGTAGAGCATCGGCTCGACCAGGTAGGGCGTCAGGCGATGGCGCCATGGGCCCTGGTAGCCGCCCTCAGCGACGATGCGCTCCGCCTCGGCCCATTCGGACAGGGACCGCTTCGCGTCGGGCCGGATGCCGTGCGCGAACAGGCGCGCCAGCCACGTCGCGGCTTCAGGCGCCTGGCGATGCGGCTCCATGGGTCAGGATCTCCGTGGCCGTGCGGTCCAGCACGGCGGCGAGAGCGGCTTCGCACTGGTCCGCCTGGTCGATGTCGGCCAGCACGTCGCGCGGCACGGTCAGGATGTCGTCGCGCAGCTTGCGCAGCAGCGGCGCCAGGGTGTCGGCAACCGCGGCGCGCTCGACCAGCTCGCCGCGGCGCTCTTGCAATTCGATCTCGGCGCGCTCGGCCTGCGCCGCCGCCAGCCGCGCCTTGTTGCTGGCATAGCTGCCGCCGATCTCGACCGAAGCCGCCCCACCCTTGCCGCGGGCCGGGTCGGCCATCTCGGCGATCTGCGCCTGCGCAAGGTCAGGAATAATTTTCCGGTCAGGCGTCAGCGCCGGCGGCCGGATGCGCCCCTGCGCCACCAACTTGGAAACGTAGGGCCGGGACTTGCCGATGGTCACCGCGAAGGCCGCGAAGGTCACGGCCGACGGCGCGTCACCGTCGTTACCGACCGTCACGACGTCCATGACCGTAACCCTTTTTCGGAACTGCCCGACTAGCAAACCCGGGCGCGCAAGCCGCCCGTATAATCCGGGCGCCAGGAAGGACCCGCGAGCCCTAGGGGTAGTGCCGAAGGCCCCGGAACTCTAGGGCTAGCGACCACCCGGGCTAGGCGGCGAACGGCCGGGGCACCAGGGCTAGTGCCAGCCCCGGAAACGAAAGCGCCCGGCGCGGTGTGACCCGGCCGGGCGCGATTCGCACCAGTACGCACAGTGATGGTCGAAACGTGGTAACCCGTCAAGCGGCATCTGTGACCGGTGGATGTTCCCCCACCTGCCACCCAGCGATGATGCAGTACCGGTGCAGCGACCGGCGAAGGAGCGCCAGCGCGCGCCGCTGATCCATCCGCATGGCATCGGCCGCCTGGCGGATGCCCAGACCATCCGACGCCAGCAGCAGCGTCAGGTCGCGCAGGGTCTTGCCGGGCTTCACCGGGTAGGCATCGGCCCACTCACGCCAGGGGGCGTACCGGGTGTGCTCGACCTCGAGCAACGAGAGCCACAGACCACCGCCGCCGCTGTACGCATCCTCGGCCAGGCGTTCGCGGAACTGCGACCGGACGATCGGGGCATGCGCGCCGGACTGCCATTCGACCACCATGGCGATCTCGTGGCCCGCGCGCAGCTCGTACGCCGTGATGCAGCGGCGCTCGCGCAGGGCAGCCAGCGTGTCGCGCGTCTTGCCCCGGCGACGGTCCCAGGCCTCGAAGGCGGACAGGCGGGCATCGGCATCGCCTGCGGCAGCAGTGCCGACCCATTGCGCGACCTGCGCCTCGGTGGTGACGAAGGGCTCAGGCTGATCGTCCAGCACGATCTGACGGGATGGGGCGGCCGTCATGCGGCAATACGCCCGGCCTGCCATTCGGCCAGGGACGGCGGCACGCCCTGCGCGCCGTTCGCCTGCCATTCGCGCAGCGCCTTCTGGTAGCCATCCACCATCGACGGCTTGCCCGCCGGCGCCGGCGCGGCCTGGTGCGCCTGCATGACCGCCTGGTGGAAGAACATCAGCGACCCGATCGGCGAGCGCCGCGGGCGGGCCGCGACGGTGCGGACGGTTTCGAGGATCACATCCTCCGGCACGCCGGCATCCACCCAGCCCTTCACCGGCAGGGCGTTCCAGCCACCGCGTGCGGGGTCGATGCCCGCGATCTCGGCACAGCGCTGGGCCAGGGAAACCCAGCCGTCGCGCGCGCCCGCGGCTGCTGCTTCCTGAACTGTAGAAGAAGAAGCAGCAGCCGCGCGCGAGCTTTCGACCCCGGGTTCGCGTTCGGTTTCCGTGGGTTTCTCGGCACCTCCCGCCATGGGCAGCATCAGCGACCCCTGCTTGCGCGCGCGGGCCTGTTCCGGGGTCTCCCCCTTCCGAGGCCGGCCGCCGCGCAAGCCGTTGATCTGCGCGGCTTCCACGCGCCCGGCCTGCGCCTTGGCGCCCGCCATCCAGACGCTGCGCCCATCGGTGTCGATCTCGATCCAGCCGAGGTCGACCAGCGCGGCGATATCGGTTTCCGCTTCGGTTTCCGTTCGGTTCAGGATGCGGGAAACCGCGATGGAAACCGGAACCGGAAACCGGACGCGCCCGCGTTCCTCGGCGCCGGCGGCCGAGGCCAGCAGGCGGAAGAACAGGAGCTGCGCCGCGGCCGGCAGGGCCTGAAAGCCTAGGTCAGCGGCGGCGCGGGTCAGCCAGCGGTCGCAGATGCAGGATCGGGGCATGTTCGGTTTCCTGGGTTTCTCGAAAGGGCCGCGGGGCCGATCACATACCGAGCGCGCGGCGGTACAGATCCACCAGCGTCTCGTGTTCCTCGAGGTCGGCCGGCTCCCAGGTCCGAATGCGGATGACCTGGCGGAGCGCTTTGACGTCGAAGCCGGCGGCCTTCGCCTCGGCCATGATGTCCTTGATGTCGGACGACAGCGCCTTGCGTTCCTCGTTCAACCGCTCGATGCGCTCGATGATGGACCGCAGCCGATCGGCTGCGATGCCGCCGACCTCGGTGCCCGACTCAGCCGGCCCGCGCTTTTCGCGGACGCGGCGCAGGCCTTCCTTCAGCACCCGAATCGGCACGTCCGGCCCGCCGTTGATGCTGACGGTCGCTTCACTCTCAGGCATTCGGTTTTCCCCTCATCGGCACGAAGCGCGTCACGCGCACATACCCGGCGGCGTTCGCGATGGATTCAGGCATGGACCGCCGCCCGGCGATGACCTCGCACAACTGCGACCGCGACACGCCGTGCACCTGCGCCCACGCGGCCTGACCACCAGCGAGTTCGCATTTCTGCGACAGGTCGCGCAGCACGTCGGCCTCGGTCATCAGGTCAGCCATCGGAGGCCTCCGGCACGCGCGGCCCGTCCTCGCGATCGAAAAACCACGTCAGGCGTTCTTCCCAGCGCAGCTGGATCACGCCGGTCGGGCCCTGCCGGTGCTTGTCAAGGATCAGCTCGGCCACGCCGGCGCTGCTCGACAGCCTCTCGCGCCAGCCGTCCAGGCGCGCGGCGAAGGCTTCTTCGTTCTCGCGCTCGCGCCGCTGCGGCACGCCCTTCGACAGGTAGTAGTGTTCCCGGTAGAGGAACGCGATCGCGTCGGCGTCCTGTTCCAGGCTGCCGGAATCGCGCAGGTCCGACATCACCGGCCGCTTGTCATCCCGGCTTTCGACCTGG